GAGGATCTACGTATGCAAGCAAAAATAGGCTTGCAACAGATGGATGCTGATGGTAGAATAGGCGGTGAGCCACAACAAGCAGAGCTTAGTGATGATGACTTAAATAGTATTATTGAACAAGCAATGCAACAAGAACAACCTATGATGGCTAATGAAGGTGGACTTGCTGGTTATTATAATGGTAGCTTTGTAGGTGGTAGTTTATTTGGATCCCAACCATCAACAGAAGATGGTGGTGGTGTATTTACCGCTAAAGATTATAAACTAGAGTTGCCTAAAGTTGCATCTGTAACCACTGATAGTGCAGGTCCAGCTTATGAGACAAAAACATTTTATAAACCAGATGGAACACAGGTTTCTGTTAATTTTATTAATGGTGTACCACAACAATCTATTCAGGGTTTATCTGCAAAGTCTCCAAATGAAATGGATAAAGTAGAAACTTACAATCCTTTAGAGGGAGCAAAGTTAAATGCACTTGGTCAACCTGTTGATATTGATAACGAAGCTATAGACTTCAGTAAGGCTGGTAAATTTCCCTTTGGTACTATAGATGGATTATTTGGTAAAAATGCGCAATATGAACGAAGCCTTAAAGAAAAGATGCAAGACCCTGATAAAATTAAAGAACAAGCTACACAAGAACTAGAAAAATCAAATAATTTTTTTAATGGTCTTGGAAAGATTGTACTAGGTATTGGTGGCACTATGCTTGCTGGTCCTGTTGCTGGGTTTGCTGCTGCGGAAGGTTTTGATAAGTATGTAACTGGTCAAAATATTGCTGATGCAAAAGTTTCACAGATGGTTTTAGAAAAACAATTTAATGTTAATCCTGCAGAAGTTTCACGTAAAGTTGAAGCTTATACAGAACTAACCGCTGCAGAATCTGCTTGGAATACTATAAATAAAAAAGTTATCAGTCAAACTGGGACAACTAACTTAGATAAAATTTTAAATAAAATAGGGTTTGGGCCACAACTTGCAGATATAGAAGCAAGGTATGCCGCTCTTAGCCCTGCAGAACAACAAAATAAAGCCGACAAAATCATTGCCGCAACAGACACATCACAATCAGCAGCACGATCGGCACAAGAGGAAAGACTAAACACAGCAAGAACTAAATGGGCAGGACAACCTGAAGGTAATACAACTTGGAACAAAATTGGCCCAACTGAAAAAACATATAAAAAGTACGAAAATGTAGGTAGGCAGTCCGAAAGAATTACTGCTAATGGTCAGGTCATGAGGACTCAAGCAGATGCATTTAATCAAAACAGAGCTGATGATCAATCTGCTGCTTCTAAACGTGCTGGTGAAAGGTCTGCTGCTATAAGCAACAGAGATAAATCAAAACAAACTGCTCAAGAAGCAAGAGATCAATTTAACGCATCTAGGGCAGACGATATTAGAACAAAGTATGGTGGTAATAAACAGACAGATAGTAATGGACAAGACATGGGTGGAACTCACTGTTGCACTGCTGCTCAAGCTAGAGGTGACATGACAATAACAGAAGTTAAAAAACTACGTGCTTGGCATCGTCAACAAGATATGTTCTGGCAAGAGGGTTACGATGTTTGGGGTAAAGTTATTGCAGACAACCTAGTTGCTAAGTCTAAGTGGCAATCAGACAGAGTACGTGACTTCTACGATCACAAGATTTATGGCAAGAGGACAATAGGTTCTATGTATGCTGATGTAGTTATATACCCTATGTCTTATATCATTGGTGGCTATAAAGTCTTGAAGAACACACTTAAAATTAAAGGAATAAATTATGGAAGTTGATTTTGCATCAGTTACTGACAACTACGCAGCATTACCAGAAGAAGAAAAAACTATAGTACGTGAAAGACTTTCAGAACCAATGGGAGTTATTACTAGCAAATTATTTGGGGCAGAGTTTGCGGAAGCAATAGGAACTTTTAATGCTCCAACTGCTGCTACTCAAACAAGAGCAGTAGCTCCAACACCAACACCAACAAAACCAACACCTGTGCCACAAGGCTTAGGTGCAAGACCACAACGATAAGGCTACCCAGCTACGGCTGGCCCCAACATAAGGAAATACAATGCCTGAACTACAAACTATGGAATCACCAAAGACTGCAGGGTTTGTGAACCCTAACCACAATAACCGTAATCGTAAACGGATTGAAGAAGAAGAAAAAGAAATCCAAGAACTTGAAAGTAAAACCCCAGAAGAAGAAGAGGTAGCAGTAGAAGCTACTGAAGAAGAAGCAGAGGTTGAGGACAAGAACCTTAGCCGTGAAGAGAAGTCCTTTAAGAAACGTTACGGTGATGTACGGCGTCACATGCAACAAAAAGAAAAAGAGTGGGAAGAAAAGTTTGCTGCACTAGAAGCTCGTCTAGGTCAGGAAAACATTCGGCCCCCTAAATCAGATGAAGACATTGAGTCATGGGCTGCAGAGTTCCCTGACGTAGCCAGCATTGTAGAAACAATCGCTGCTAAAAAAGCTCAAGAGATGTTTAATAAAGCAGAAGATCGTCTGCAGAAGTTAGATGCCAAGGAAGCAGAAATGTCACGTTCATCTGCAGAGATAGACATTCGTACTTCTCACCCTGACTTTGATAAACTGCGTGAGGCTGATGATTTTCATGACTGGGTTGATGACCAACCTAAGTGGGTACAAGATGCCCTCTATGAGAATGCAGATGATGCAGCTTCAGTAATCCGTGTCATTGATCTATACAAAGTAGATAATGGCATGACTAAGAGTGACTATGCAGCAAAGCGTAAGGCTGCTGCTGGTACCGTCAAGAAAGGCTCTAAAGCTAAGATTGATGCTGAAGAATCTTCTGGGTCATTTAAAGAATCTGATATTGCTCGTATGACTGCTACAGAATATGAGAAACAGGAAGAAGCAATCACTACTGCAATTAGGTCTGGTAAATTTATTTATGATTTATCTGGATCTGCACGTTAATATACTCTTGACAAATAATTTTTTTGTAGTATAACTATAGGTTAGTAACAAGAAGCCACCAATAGGTCTACCTTCTGTACTAACCCCCTCACTAAAGCTCAAACAAAAGACTAAGACTACCTGTATTAAGTATAGGCCCGTACTTAGATTAACTGGCGAGTTAATCATAGTATGCACCCTAGAAAACAATCAGCCTCTTCAGATAATGTTTAGCTCAACAAAGCCTAAACTTTATAGGAGGATTTACTATGGCTTTTACAACCGCAACAGGTTATGGGAATTTACCGAATGGTAATTTTAGTCCCGTAATCTATTCAAAAAAAGTACAACTTGCTTTCCGCAAGAGTACTGTTTGTGGTGATATCACAAACTCTGACTACATGGGTGAAATTTCAGCCCAAGGTGATACTGTTAAGATTATTAAAGAACCAGAAATTTCTGTTTCGCAGTATGCCCGTGGTACAAGTGTCACAGCACAAGACTTGGAAGATGAAGATTTTTCACTCACCATTGACAAAGCTAATTACTTTGCTTTCAAAATGGATGATATTGAAGAAGCACATTCACATGTGAACTTCATGGACCTTGCAACTAACCGTGCTGCATATCGTCTTGCTGACAACCATGACCAAGAAGTTCTTGGCTACATGGCTGGTTATGCACAGTCTGCTAATCACAGTGCTGCTGGTGCTTTGAATACAACTGTTAATGGTAGCAAATCTGTTACTACTGCAGGTTCAAACGAACTGCTTTCTTCTATGCAACTGCATAAAGATGACTTCGGCAATATTACTACATCTGGCGCTGGCACTCACTCTATCCCTCTGACTGCACGTATGCCGGGAGCTACTTCCCTGCCAACTGCTACTGCTTCACCAGCAATGGTTGTTGCTCGTATGGCTCGTTTGCTTGACCAACAACAAGTTGACAAACAAGGTCGTTGGATTGTAGTTGATCCAGTATTCATGGAAATTCTTGCAGACGAAGATTCTCGTCTCATGCAATCTGATTGGGGTGATTCGGGAGCATTGCGTAATGGCCTTGTTCTGAATAACTTCCACGGTTTCCGTGTATATTCTTCGTCTAACCTGCCAGCGGTAGGTACTGGACCGGGAACTTCGGGTACAGCTAACCAACTCGCTAACTTTGGTGTAATTGTGGCTGGACATGACTCTGCTGTAGCAACTGCCGAGCAGATTAATAAGACAGAATCATATCGTGACCCTGACAGCTTTGCTGACATTGTTCGTGGTATGCATCTATACGGTAGGAAGATTCTTCGCCCTGAAGCAATCGTCACTGCCCGTTATAACGCAGCATAAGGGAGATATAAATTATGGCTACTTATGACATGACTTCCATTGATAC